CTTTATATTTTCTCCGGGGGTAAAATTGGTAAAAACAAAGTACATTCGGGAGGTATCAGAAATGGACTACATCGAGCACCATGGCATCAAAGGCCAGAAGTGGGGCGTCCGCCGGTACCAGAACCCGGATGGAACGCACACCCAATTAGGAAGGGCTCGTGATAGAGCTCGCGATCGCAGAAGATATTCCGACAACGATAGCGTATTCATCAGCGGTAAGGTTTCTTACGATCAGCCATTAAGCGAAGAACTTAAAGAAGAGGTTGATAAGATCATCAAAGCTAAATCGACAGTTCTCATCGGAGATGCTCCTGGTGCAGATACATGGATTCAGCGCTATCTTGCTGAGAATGATTACAAGAGGGTAGTTGTCTATACTACCGATCCGGTACCACGTAACAATGTCGGAAACTGGGAAGTTAAGTACATTGACGGTAACGGAAACACGGATGAAAGATTAATCCGTAGAGAGAAAGATATTGCTATGACCGATCAGGCTACTCGCGGCTTAGCAGTAATTCCCGAGAATGATAACCCGGATTCAGCAACATCTCTTAATGTGCAACGTTTGAGAAACAGCGGATTGAGAGTTAGGAGGTTCGATCCGTCGCTGAAACAGTGGTTCTAAAAAGTACAAGGAAAGGAGGTCGATTCTCGTGGGAAGGAAGAAACTTGTAGAAGAAAAGCCGAAGGAACTACGTCCTATCCGTAGAGCAAACGACCCCGAAGCCAGGGAAAGTCAATTGATTAATATGGCTACTAATTTAGCGGAGCAGCAGTTGAGAGACGGAACTGCTAGTTCGCAGGTCATATGTCACTATCTCAAGCTCGGGACTATGGAAAAACGGCTCGAGATGGAAAAATTAAAGAATGAGAATAAACTTCTTGAAGCAAAGACGTCTGCGCTTGAGTCTATGAAGAACACGCAGGTTCTGTACGAAGAAGCTATTGCCGCAATGAAGTCTTATTCAGGTCACAAAGAGGAGGACGAATAATTATGTCTAAGTGGCACGGACTTATTGGATTCGAAACTCAGGTTGAGGTTTCACCAGGGCCCGGTAAGGCCACTGTGTGGAAGACCGAAATCGTCACGAGGCATTATTATGGAGATGTCACTCGTCTGGTTAAACGCTATGATCATGGCGACAAGATAAACGACGACCTTTCCATTAATAATCAGTTCTCTGTAATCTCCGATCCGTATGCTAACCAGAACTACTGGAACATGAAATGGATCGAATGGGGAGGACAAAAGTGGAAAGTTACTGAGATCACTGTAGAACCTCCTCGATTGACAATCAACATAGGAGGTATATACCAAGATGGGAACGACACTTGATCTCCAGAACAAGCTCAAGACTATCTTGGGCTCCAACAATGTGTACTTTCAGCCGCCATCCGGCTTCAAAATGCAGTATCCTTGCTTTGTTGTAAACCGCCACAGCATAACCCAGTTCGATGCGGACAACGAAACGTATCTCTACACGAAATGCTACGACGTTACATACATAAGCAACGAGAACGACCCCGACATGGTCGACACCATGTTAAAGAGCTTCCGCATGATTAAGTACGGACGCCCATTTGTAACTGACAACTTGTATCACGACCCGTTCGTACTTTATTGGTGAGGAGATTAACGATGAATTATACAGTGTTGAAACATGCAGCACCTTATTCGAGTCCTAACGGAAACCGCAGGCTCCCTCAGAATTGGGTACCCTCTAACATCAAGGTGTTTCAGGAGAATCCGAATAATGCTAACAGCTTGATTTTTGTAAGCTTCGATCTTACAAACGCAAGCAATCCCAAAGCCAAGACCTACCATATGCAGTATAGCATTGGTGATGGAAATGACAATGATAACGGAAGATTCATCGATCGTAATTTTGCATCAGCTTATGATCGCCAGCGTGCTTCTAGCTATGGATTTGCTCAGCTTAACGAATCTGAGAAGAAACAGATCCTGATTAGGCTTCATGCAGCGTACAACAAGTGGTCGGGAATGAGTCATTCCGATGAACCGGAAGATGACGACGATGTTATAGATTGCACAGAAGAATACGAAGACGTTCTCGAGCATAAAGACAAGAGTAATCTCGTTCGCCTTCATCGTGCATGGTATGATCCTTCTCATGACTATAATTCTCCGGTGAATAACATTCTCAACGAGGACTATAACATATATCAGAAACCCGATAAAGGATGGTTTGAGGCCTCGTTCTACTATCCGGAAGGTGCAGGGTATAACGGCTATAACGCCGCATCCGTGATGTTCTTTGTGTTTAACGGAATAATTCGTGATACTGATAACGGAGTGACAAAACCGTTAACTATACAGAATCTTAAACAGATGATCCTTCACGCGGTTACTGTTAAACTTTCGAGCAATCAATTAGTTAAAGGAATGGTTATAGACGATGCGACAGCAGCCAGAGCCGCTGCCCAGGCTTGGTCTGACATGCAGGACGACATCGCAAAGATAAACAACCGTAAAAGACGCGAAGCGAATACGTCTGGAAAATTCGAAAAGAACGATTCTGGAAAGAAACCGGGATCGTGGATTCGTAAGCAATTCATGGTACAACATTCCGCCTACACGGTAATTCCGTCAACATCTCAGCATAACCAAACAGGTAGCTGGGTGTAATAAAGCATTAGCAGCAGATGTCCTAGTAAACTTCCGCCGCTTAATTGCAGTAACACATCAAAATAGTTTTAGAAAGGAATTAAGCATTATGGCTAAATTACTTTGGGACCAGACTGGAGAACATTTCTTCGAGACTGGTATCGACCACGGAATTCTTTTCCCTATGGTAAACAACGCTTATCCTCAGGGTGTTGCTTGGAATGGCCTTACCGGCGTTACCGAAACCCCCGAGGGCGCAGAGGCTAATGCTAAGTACGCTGATAACATCAAGTACCTCAACCTCTACAGCGCTGAGACCTTCAAGGCTACTGTTAAGTGCTTCACCTATCCCGACGAGTTCGGACCTTGCAACGGTGAATCGACCGTCAACGGACTTACCATCGGTCAGCAGACCAGACAGGCATTTGGTCTTGCTTACAGAACCATCAAGGGTAATGACACCCTCGGCAACGACCTCGGATACAAGTGGCATCTCATCTACAACTGCCATGCAACTCCCTCCGAGAGAGATTACCAGACCGTCAACGACAGCCCCGATGCTATCGAGTTCTCCTTCGAGATCGAGACCACTCCCGTTGCTCTTACTTCCGAGTATGAGACCGGCAAGGTTTACAAGCCCACTTCGCTGCTTGTTATCGACAGCACCACCGCGGACTCCGACGCTCTTGCTACTCTTGAAGCAGCTCTTGAGGGAACCGATGGAACTCCTGGAAGCGATTCTTATCTGCCTCTTCCTGACGCAGTTATCGCAATGTTCCAGTGATCACCGGTATGATGTAAATTTTGGAGGGCTCTCACATCGAGGGCTCTCCGTTTGTTATGCTTAGAAAGGAGCAAAACTTATGTACATTAAGACAGTTACTTACAAGGACTACAACGGAGAAGAGAGAACTGAAGATTTTCACTTCAATCTCAACAAGGCTGAGCTCTATGAGCTGGAGCTTTCCACCAACGGTGGTTATGACCAGTGGATCATGCGTATTGCCAACACCCAGAACATGCCCGAGATGATTAAGCTCTTCAAGAGCCTTCTTCTTATGTCTTACGGTGAGAAGGCAATCGACGGCAAGGGATTCATCAAGAAAGATCCTGTTACCGGAAGACCTCTTGCTGAGGCATTTGAGCAGAGCGCAGCTTACCCCGTAATTTTTGAGGAACTTGCAACTAACGCGGATGCCGCAGCCGAGTTCATCAACAAGATTATCCCCGAAGATGCAGCTAAGGCTGTAAGTGAGGCAAAGAAGGACGGAACTCTCAGCGAAGTAGAATCCAAGATCCTTCCTATGTCTAAGTAATCCGCATGCAAGAATCCCTATGCTCTATGAGAGTGCGAGAACTGTTCTAGTATTAACCGTTCTTCGTCTCCTTTCCTCGGCATGAGCGGTTCTCGCATTTTCTTAAAACATAGGGATTCTTTTAAAGGAGATCTAACATGGGCGAATATTATGCAGTAACAAGGTCTCCAGAGTATTTGGAGCATTTTGGAATTTTAGGAATGAAGTGGGGAGTTAGGCGATTTCAGAACAAGGATGGTAGCTTAACCCCCGAAGGAATTGAAAGATATCGTAAAAACAATCAGAAACAGGCTGGGAAATTAAAAGAAGAATATGAAAAGATGTTTAATTGGAGGAATCGTGATGAAAAGAACATTGACAAAATGTTCAACATGACTGGCGCTTCCGATGAAATATTAAAAGAAATCAAAGATATTTCCAAAAAATATGCCAACGAACTTGATGCTATGGCTAAAGAATCCGATACGCTTTTTAAAGACTTCGATAGTGAAACGAGAACGTTTTACGAAGCGACGTCGGAGTTAGCCGAGCACGCACTCATTAATTCAAAAGATCCGAAAGATCTTGATATGGAAGAAGTTGCTTGGGCCGGTTTTATGGGATGCCTCGAAGACGGACAACAGCAATCTGTAAATGCCTCATCCATGTATGCTAATGAAAAAGGCATAACCGATTCTTGTGTTAAGTTGTCCGAAGAGTATCATAACGCCTATAAGGACTATCACGATGCAGCTCGCGAATTGACTTCAAAAGCTTTCGAGGAAGTTGGCGCTGATATTCAGATATACGATAAGAATCCGGATTACAAATTAGGTAAAGGTGTCGCCGATAACCATGGTTATGCTATAGAGAATAATCATGAAGGAAAACATTTTTATCAGGCTCTTGAAGGTTCTTATAAATTCGATGATTCGGAAAAGAAAGCAATAAGTTCTGCAAAAGATATAATAAGCCGTCTTGACGGAAACAAAGACTATAATACGTGGTGGTATGTCAACGAAGCAGCTGAGAATCTTGGACTTTCATCAACGAAAGCTGGTGATATGACCCAGGCTGATTGGGATCGCATAAATGCTGAAATAAGAAAGCTCAGATCCATCGAACATTCTGCTTTTCGCGACGAAGAGTTTCTTGCTCACCACGGAATCCTTGGTATGAAATGGGGCGTTAGAAGGTTCCAGAATCCTGATGGTTCCCTTACCGAGGAAGGACGAAGACGTTATGGAGATATTTTAACGAAGGATCAGATGAATAACCTGATCAAGAGCTATAATCTCCGTACAGGAAAGAAGAAAAAGATCAACAAGAATACCATATTCAAGACTCCGAACGGGACCTATGACTACAAAGGCCGTCGTATCAATACTGATACCGAAGTAGACGATCCCGGAAAGAAGAAAGATAAAGATACCAAGCCAAAGAAGCTTTCCGAGATGAGTGACGCAGAACTTGCCGCAGCTAATGCCAGGATGAAAGCTGAAACAGAGTACAATAAGTACTACAAAGAGCTTAATCCACAGAAGGAGTCTTTGGCTAAGAAGTTCATGAATAACACCATCGACTCCATGACTGAGGAAGTTCCTAAAGCTGTTGCTAAGGCTGCTGGAGACTATTTGAGAAAGTGGATTACCGGTGAGATTGACTCCGCGACAAGCGACAAAGATCAGAGCGGAAAGAAGAATCAGAATCAGGATCAGCAGACTGACAGTAAGAAGAACCAGCAGTCGAATAAGTCTGGTAATCAGCAGTCAAACAAGTCTGACAATCAGCAGTCAAGTGATTCCGATAAACAGCCAGACTCGAAGGAAAGCCCGACTAAGTCTGTTTCCGGCATGAATGTTGCTGGAATTAAGATTCCGAACGCTACTGAACTTGGAAACAAAGTTGGTAGGGTTGAGGATTTGATCAGGGATGGGCTTAACGATTATCAGGCTGATTTCAACAAAGCTAAGGATAAGGCCTCGAACTATACGAAAGAAAAACGGCGTTCTATGGCTGACACTGCTGTTACGAATCTCGAGAAATCCATAAAAGGAACCCTCGATCCGAGCGGCAGAGCTGCTGTAAACAGGGCTTTATCTGGCGTTTTAAGAAATGCGTCCGGCTCTGAATACAATAAGCAGTCGACATTTGACTCGATTGTCAAAGACGCGTACTACAATCAGGTCGCGCTCGAGTTTATGTCTGATTTCGGACTCAAATCGCTTGATCAGATCAGAAACTATTAACCGAAGAAAGGAAAAATTCAAAATGAGTTTAGTAGATAGACTACAGCATGGATGGAACGCCTTTCTCGGTAGAGACGGCCCCTATGTAGATTACCGGAATTACGGCGAAGCATACTTCACGAGGCCTGACAGAGTCAGGTTCTCAAGAGGTAACGAACGTTCTATAATTAATGCCGTTTATAACCGCATAGCCATGGATGCAGCGACTATAAACATTCGTCACGTAGATACGGACGAGAATGGTCGGTATGAGCAGGAGCATGATGACGGTTTAAACATCTGTCTTTCGCTTTCTGCGAACAAAGATCAGACCGCCAGGGCATTCATTCAGGACATCGTTATGTCAATGCTCGACGAAGGATGCGTAGCAATAGTTCCGGTGGATACCACATCTAACATTCGCACCGGTGCGTTTGACATAAAGTCGATGCGTGTCGGAAAGATTACGACTTGGTATCCCGACAACGTTCGTATAAAATTGTACAACGACCGAATAGGTCATGAGGAAGAGATAACTCTCCCGAAAGAGTCAGTTGCTATAATCGAGAACCCGTTCTATTCAGTAATGAACGAGCCGAGTTCCACCGCAGCAAGACTTATCAGGAAGCTCAACCTCCTTGATACGATTGACGAACAGAACTCTTCAGGAAAACTGGATATGATCATCCAGCTTCCATATATCATCAAGACCCCTGCCAGAAGGCAGCAGGCCGAAAGCAGACGCAAGGACATCGAATTACAGCTTTCTACGTCAAAATACGGGATTGCTTATACAGATGGAACGGAAAAGATCACTCAGCTCAATCGGTCAATAGATAACAACATGATCGAGCAGGTTGAGTTCTTTACTAACATGCTGTACAGTCAGCTGGGAATAACCCAGGACATTCTCAATGGTACTGCTGATGAAAAAGTCATGCAGAACTACTATACGAGAACCATCGAGCCCATCGTATCTGCTATAACCGATGAAATGAAACGCAAATTTCTCACGAAGACTGCTCGTACTCAGGGCCAGTCTATTATGTTCTTCAGAGATCCCTTCAAACTGATGCCTATAACTGATTTCGCCGAGTTGGCAGATAAGCTTACTAGGAACTGTATCGCAACTTCGAATGAAATCCGTCAGGCTATTGGTATGAAGCCGATGAACGATCCTCAGGCAGACCAGTTGATTAACAACAATCTGTCACAGCCTAAGGAATCTCTCGAGAAGGCAGAGACTGCTGAGATAACGGAAAAAGTAGTTCGTGAGAAGAAGGAGGATAAGAAATAATGGCTAAAGCACGTGATTGCGGCGGCTATGCAACACGATACAACATAAAGTGTTCCGACGGAAGAACAATTCTCCCCGGGGCATTCGATTGCATGGACGGCGAACAGGTACCACTCGTGTGGGATCATAACCATAAATCTCCTCTGAATGTTCTTGGTCACGCGATTCTTCATAGTATGGCTGAAGGCGTGTACGCCGATTTATATTTTAACGAAGATACTACGCAGGGTAGTAATGCGAAGGCTCTCGTTCAGCACGGCGACATCGAAGCGCTTTCTATCTATGCCAACAATCTTAAGCAGAACGCAGGAGACGTTTCCCACGGTGTAATCCGTGAGGTATCTCTGGTTCTTGCTGGGGCAAATCCCGGAGCTTTCATTGATACTGCAATAGCGCACAATGATTACGGTGAAGACCCCGACGAAGCAATCCTGGCCGTATGGGATGAGAATTCGGAAGTATTCGATCTCTCTCATTCCGATGACGATAGCAATGACGTCGACAACGAGGAGACAGACGATATGGCTAAAGATGACCTTAATAACGAGGATATGAACGACGAAGTCATCGAGCATTCCGAAGGTGAAAAGAGCCCTCAGGAAATCTATGACTCCATGACCGATGAGCAGAAGAAGCTCATGACCAACATGGT